CTGCTTCTAGGATACTGCTGCTTGCCGCCACCGCTAAAAGTTGCATATGGATTACGCATATAATTATAGTATGCGGTTATCATTCCCTCACGACTTTGAGTTAGTCTTTCTACTACTACACTTTCAGCAAATCTACCGCTACGTAAGTTTAGTACATCACGTCTACTGCCGTTACCCATGTTTTGTTTTACAGTTTTGATAAGGTGGGCTGATAATAACTCTTGTAAAGTTTTTAAAGAAGTTTCTTTAGCCGCAATTTTAGAGGCTACAACTCTAGTATTAGCAGACATTTTTGTCTTTTTTATAGCTTGCTTTAGCTTATCTGCTGCTTGCTTAAACTCTTTAACAGGTTGACTAATATCTAACACTTCTTTATGTTTTTGTTTAATAGGTCTTGGTTTTATTTTAACAGACTGTGTTTTAGTAGATTTGCCTGTTTTTATTACTTCACCTATTTGCTTAGCTATACCATCTTTAATAGTTATTGAGCCAGGCGTATTAATTAACTGCTCGCTTAAAAATTTTGCATTTTTAACAATTGGATCGTACAAACCTTGCTCACTTAGCGGAGATTTTAGTTCTTCTGCTTTAGCTAAAATTTCTTGAACTACAGGTTTTAAGGTTGCTATTAAGTTGCTGATTGCCGCTTCAGCGGCCGATTCCTCTCTAGCACTAGCTGCTTTAATTAAATTATTTAATTGACGCCCTGCTTGTTGTAATAAATCTCCAGCTTTTTTATTATCTTCTTGAAACTGTAACTCCGTAATTAAACTAGGATTATCACCAAGAACATTTTTTACTGCATCTATAAATACTTGGGATTCTGTAATTAAATTACTGGTTAAAAAATCCGCATCTAAAATAGCTTTTAGTACACTTTCTAGTGCATTTATAGCTGTTTGATCTTCGAGACCTGGCATAGAAATAGTAAAATCTCTATATGTAGCACTAACTTCTTGACTAAACTTGGCTTGTATACCAAGCGCAACTTTAGCTTTTAAAAAGAATATTCCAGCTAAGTGACCACTCTCAACATTATCTTTGAGTAATTGTAATGTTGCAGCAGGTAGTCCAGGTATTTTATCACTTATAAACTGTATAAAATAATCTCGTAATTTCTTTTCAGGTACTTTTTCTATTCTAAAATCTCCAGCACCATATTCTTTAACTGTTTCTGTTTGTTCTATATAACCTACAAATGTAGTAAAAAAATTATCGTTATTTAGTAGACTAGCAACTATTTCTTTAGTTTTTTCATCTTCTAGTTTATCTACTAATTTTCTATTTAGTGCTGTAATGCCTTCTAGCGTTAAACTAGAAGTATGGTAATCTTTACTTTGGAATCGCTTTCTAATATCCTTAGTATCTATTACTGCCTTAAACAATTCTTTTCTAGTTAATTTCTTAAAACTAGCTAGGTCTACTTTATTATTCTTATCACCATAAATGTCAATTATACGCGCTCGCAGTATTGGTGAAAACTGAGCTATACTCATTACGCATAATCCGCAATATACTGATCCAATACCCGCTTAATATGTGCTGGAAAATTTGTACTAGCAACATACTGTATTTGCGTTACGTTTGGAGTTACGTCACGATTTACATGCACAGCGCTGTTATTTTTTGTATAATATTCTAGCAGATCAAATGCAGCTAATTGTAAATCTTCTGGTACAGTATCATAACCACCATAATATACAATTTGATAACCACGTAAATACTCGCGAAAACCATATGAATTTAATGAAACTAATATATCACCGTCTAGTACATAATCGGTAAACTCTGTTAGGGCAGTATAAGTCTGACCATAGTCTGTGCTTATGCTAAAACTATCTATAGTTACTACAGGGGTTTCTTGTAATAGGATTTTATTGAATCCACCATTATAAACCTCTGTTTTTAAATCGTTATAATAATCAACAAAAGTTCTGCGACAATAGGTTTTAATAAGCTGGCTAATTTTTGGAATTAGCAGGTCAATTTCAGCGTCCCTATTATTAGTAGTAATACCAAGATATTTTTTATAATCTGTTCTAGTAATTAGGTCAGCCATAAATCCTCCTGTGTCTCTAAAACCTGCTAGATCAGGCTTTAGAGACAGGGCTCGTATGAACCCTGCCTAAGTTTAATTAAACGTAACGAACTGTTACAACACCACTACCTTCATTGCTTGTTAAGCGGCTCATAGCGATACGCATACTAGCAACGATAACACGACGCTGATTGATAACTTCGTCATCTGTGTCAATACGCATTGCACGATGATTACCAACAACAAAGTTGCGTGGGTTAACTATAACGGCTAGTGCATCGTTAGCAGCTGCACCTGTCATTTGTGCACTAACAACAACTGGAGTTTGGGCGATTAGTCCAACTTGACCAGTAATTAGTGTGTTACGTGACTCACTAATCTTGTCTGTGCTTTGGAAAGTAGCATCTTCTAGTAGATCATAATATGCTGCTTGGCTAACAAAGCAGATTAATTCGCTAGGCTCTAAGCCCCAAACACCTAATGCACGACGAGCAGCCTGGAATTTAGCAAATGTAAATCCTGTTGCTCCAGTACCACCAACTGCAACTGTTGGGCTGCTTGTAGCGCTACCATCATAAAATGCTAGACCATTGATACCAGCCGCATATGTTGTAGCACCAACGTCATTACCTAGGAGCATAGACTTGTCTAGTGTCTTAGCCATACGACGTGTGATTGCATCGCGGATGATAGGTACTAGGGCAATAAGACCATCTTCCTCTTCTTCAAAGGCGATGTACTCTTTGGTAGCTAGCTTAGCGCTGCTGATCTCAATGTCTTTGAGCGCATGTGTGCGAGCTGTACCACTGCTAGCTGCAGCACCAAAATCACTGTTTGCTACCCAGGTTGCATCTGCACCAGCATCTGGATTGATAGGCAGCTTCATGAAAGGCTGTGGCATGTTGATCTGACGGATTGTACCAGCAACAACTAGCTGACGACGAATCTCGTTTTCCATGTTGGTGCTAACTTCTAGTTCCCAAACTTGACCTGGTAGGCGAACTGCACCACCTGCTCCACCACCCGATCCAGCAGCACCAGCTGTACCGCCACTAGCGTACTTTTGTACTAGGCTCTTGGCATACTTGGTTTCTTCGATAGGCTTTTTAGTGATCTTGCTGATAAATACAGCTGCTTCTTTTTCTGCGTATGTAGCACCACCGTCGCTGCTCTTAACATCACTAAACTGCATACGGCTCTTTTGAATAGCTTCTAGCTCAGCAGCTTTTTCACGTAGTGCACTCTCTAGACCTTCTAGGGCGCTCTTGTGGCTGTCAGCTTGCTCGGCTAAGCGCTTTTCAACTTCAGCTAATAGCTTTTCTGCACCTGTGTCAACTGTTTGAACTGCGCTAACAGCAGCCTTAATTTTAGCTTGTAGCTGTGCTTCTTCATCAGCTTTACGCTGCGCTTCTTCAGCAGCTTTAGTTTGAGCCTCTACAACAGCACGTGCTGTTTCAGCAGCAGCCTTAGCAGCAGCGTCGGCCAATAATTTTTCTAACTCTTTTGGATCCATGTTCCATTCCTTTTTGGTTTCGCTATTTGCGTTTGTAGAGGACTCTAGCCCTTTA